AAGATTTTTTATAAAGATATGCCTGAGTTGTTGACACCAACTACAATTTATGCTCCTATCATTAGGGAGTTAATGGATGAGATTCCTATCCTTGGGATGTCTCACATTACTGGTGGAGGAATTCCAGGAAATCTTTTTAGGTGTCTTCCAAAAGGTCTTAAGGTTGATGTTGATTATAATTCATGGCCACTTCCTAAAATTTTTAGAGATGTTATGCTTGCCGGTGAAATACCTGAAGAGGAAATGAAGACTACTTTTAATATGGGAATAGGATATTGTCTCGTAGTTCCACCTGATGTGGATGTAGATTGTAAAATAGAGTCTTGGACAATAGGAAAAGTTGTGGTACAATAGAAAAAAACTAAGATACTGATGGAAACTATTGATAATGATGTAAGGATTACTATTAACCTTACTGATCTTGTGAATATCAGATGTGATTGTTTGGATCTAGATTATGATGATCTTGATACATGTGATAGAGAGAATGTTATTAATGAACTTAGAACGACTTTAACATGGGACACGCTATATGGGATGATTGACAATGCCCTCTTAGAATATATTGGTGACAGTCAGAATCATTATGGTGAGATATCACCTCCTCCTGGATGGGAAGCAAAGTTAAATGAAATAGAAAAGAATAAGAAACAATTTGAGATGGTTGACTTAGTATCACCATCATGGACTATTCAAGTACCAAGGAGAAAGAAATGAGTGGGGATCAAAAAGAACAACCAAATATTTTCTACTCAAAAGAAGAGACGGACGCAAAAGATGTCTTGATGCTTCAAGGTAAAGTAAAGTCTGTTTATGAAATTGGTGGTGAAGCAAAGAAAGTACATATAAAATTTCATGATAAAGTAACTGCTGGTAATGGAAGACTTGTAGAGTTTCCACCAGAGAAAGGAAAAGTTTGTTGTCTTATATCAGCACTTCTTTTTGAAACGTTAGAGAAGAATGGTATTAAGACACACTATCTTGGATGTCCTTCTCTTGATACTTTATTGTGTAGGAAACTTACTATCATACCAGTAGAAGTTATAGTAAGGAACATTGCTGCTGGTAGTATTGTTAAGAATACTAACATAACTGAAGGGCAGTTGATTCAACCTGCTATAGTAGAGTACTTCCTGAAAGATGATGCAAAGGATGATCCATTACTTACATATGATCGTGTAAGATTAATGGGTATTGATCCTGCACCTATGAAGGAGCAAGCACTGGAGATTAATCACCAGTTGCAATCCTTATTTACCCTTATGGGTATTGACCTTGTTGATTTTAAATTGGAGTTTGGACACGATGCTCACGGCGATTTATTCCTGGCTGATGAACTATCACCTGACAACATGCGACTCTGGAAGAAGGGTACGAAAGAGAGATTTGATAAAGACTTATTTCGTAAGGATGAAGGGGACATAGTAAGTGCATACAAATATATACTACAGCACCTAAAACAATTTGCTTAGGAGATCTATGGAAGAAAATCCGTATTGGGGTGAACCGACTCCTACTGATGTCTGGGAGGACATGCAGAAACTTGATCATCTATATGAGGAGTTGATGTGGGACCATAGGGATAAACTTGAGTTTGCAATAGAAGGTAATCACATAACTATTAGAAACAGATCAAGGGAGGGTAGGTAATGGAAGTGATTTTACCTGATGATGAACCACTGTCTATAAGAGTTCCAATGGATGATATGACTGTGATACTAACGCAGTTATGGAAGAGTCGTGCTACTGAACCTAAGATTGGTGAGTTATATGAAAAGTACAAAGCATTGATTCCAGAATGAAACTAACACAAAAGATTATTGATGATCTAGAGAAGGCTTTAGACATGCGTAAGAAAAATGGTGAAGAGATTTGGAATGATGGAGATGAAATCTCTGTTAATATTGCTGGTACGTTTGCAGCAGATAAGTTTATTACATTAACAAATAAGACTAAGAATCCTGTAGTATCTTCACAACCAAACTAATGCACGGAAATTTAGAACCGGAAGAGAATGTCTTCAAAGAAGAACAAAAGGAAGAAGAAATAAAATGGGATATTGAAGATCTTAAAGATGCAATTCGTAAGTCCGCTGAGGAACAGTGGGACAAATACAGTGGAGGTTAATGATGAATGATTATGTAGGAACAGCTTTACTTATTGGTGCAGGTGTGTTAATTACATATTATCAAACCAAATGGTTTGAATACGATCCTGATAACGATTTCTAAAGGAGATTGAGATGAAAAAAGAAGAAGAGATGGAGGTCACTTGTTTCATTGACGATGAACAAGTAGACTGTGAGACTTGGGGTGAGCCTATTGCAAAAGCAGAGGGAGATGAGATAGAATCACAACTAGATTTCCTGTCGCAATACGACAGTTAATAAATAAAATTTTCCAAAAAGCATATGGATGGTCTTATGAATTTTACAGTATATTCTCGTGATGGTTGCCCTTATTGCACCAAGATTCAAGAAGTACTAAGACTCGCAGAATTAAAGCATGTCATATATAAACTCGATAGGGACTTTGATCGACCTGGTTTCTATTCCCAGTTTGGTGAAGGTTCTACCTTCCCTCAAGTTGTTCTAAATGGGGATAATCTTGGAGGTTGTACCGAAACAGTTCAATATCTCAAGGAAAACAATCTGGTCTAATGACTAATGAAAGACGATTTTGAAAATGTATATGAACTGATTGAACATGCTCTCGAACTTGCGTTTGAGGGTAAGATGCAATTGAAGTTCTATGAGTTTCTAAAGTATCGTAAGACAACAAAGGCTGAGGTTGATGCATTCCTTCATAGTTCTACTGCTAAGGAACTTGCTGAGGAAGTGTTAGAACTTAAGGAATATATTAAAGGAGGTCGTGATAGTAATCATCAGCAATTGCGTGAGGCATATGGACATATTCCTAAACCTCAGGCACGAAAGATAATGAATTATTTGGGAGGCATTCTTGAGGATGCAGCGAGGTATAGTTATGACCGAAGACCAGGAAGACGCAAAAAAGGATCTAAATAATGACAAACCCGAAATCAATAAGGGTGTTGAGTTATTGTTACGTAATAGGAGGAGAAGACCAGAACGACCAAAAACCTTTCAGGTAAAGTTTGGAAACATGTTTTCTTTTTTCCGTAGAGAGATTGTGTTCCATTTTAATTTTTATCTGGA